TGCACCAGAAGGCAAAGGATTAGCCCGCAAAGCAAAGCCAACGGCTGAGGAAATTGCTGCGTGGGAAGCGGAAAGAGAACTAGAAAAATGATTTATCCGCAAGGAACATCCGCGGCACTTATGCAGGTATTGGCTATGAGTACAACGCAGCCGAGGACATCTTTATAACGCCGCAGCCTTATCCTTCTTGGGTAAGGAGTGGCTCTTTTTGGAATGCACCAATTCCAATGCCAGTAGTTGAAGGAAAACGGTACCAATGGATAGAATCAGATCTAAATTGGCAAGAAATAACAATATAGGATAAAATTTATTTAGGCGGGAACAAAAAAGAACACCCTCCTATTATTAAATAATGGTAAAGTAATATCATGACTAATACAACTCAAAAAGAACTTACTATTTTTGATTTGTGCGATAAATGTGGTAATACCGCAAAAGTTCGTGCAACACTTAATTCTGGAACGATCTTTTTTTGTGGGCATCATGCTAGAGAAGCTGGAACCCCTTTGGTTTTACAGTCTTTAAACGTCTATGACCCAGAAGGTATATTTAATTATGGAAAACAAGGGTAAATAATTAATACCCCGAATAAACAGTATAAATAACTAGTGGTCATAATCTCATATATTGAGATAGTACTATAACAAACTTAAAGTCTTATACCTAAATAATAGGTGTAGGGTTCTGGTTTTAGGTTTGTCTTTCTTAAAGAAAGGTGATACAATTACATAGTACTTTACAAAGTATAAAGTACACTCTATAATTCTAACAGAAATGGGCAATAATGTTCTCTTTTAAACTCTCTAACGACTTCATCAATATTTATAAAACTAAAACCCCACCCTTCGGATTTATAGATGCAGGAGGGAATTCAATAGGAGAACTAGTATTCCTTCGTACATATTCGAGGGTAAAGGATTATGGAACCAAAGAAAAATGGTACGAAGTATGCGAAAGAGTTATAAATGGAATGTATACCTATCAAAAGGATTATTCAAAGGAGAATAGGCTCCCGTGGAACCCAAATAAGGCACAGACTTCAGCACAAGAAGCATATGATAGGATGTTTGAATTAAAATGGACGCCCCCAGGAAGAGGGCTGTGGGCATTCGGGACTCAGATGACAATGGAAAATAAAAATTCTGCTTCTTTGCAAAATTGTGCTATGGCATCAACCAAAGATATAGACAAGAATGATCCTGGAGCCCTATTTGCTTGGGTAATGGATGCTTTGATGCTGGGTGTTGGGGTAGGGTTTGATACCCTTGGAAAAGACAAAAATATGTTAATCTATTCACCAACAGAGCCGCTAGTAATATATGAAATTCCAGACACACGCGAGGGCTGGATAGAATCAGTACGTCTTTTATTAAATTCATTTTTAAGGCCAAATCAGTCTATACAGGAGTTTGACTACGACCTTATCCGTCCTTTAGGATCCCCTATAAAGGGGTTTGGAGGGGTCGCCAGCGGTCCAGCACCACTTATTCAGCTACATATACAGGTTAGGCAAGTTATAGGCTCCAGGGCAGGAGAAGTTCTAGATTCCAGAGCAATTGTAGATATTGTTAATCTAATTGGAACATGTGTAGTGAGTGGTAATGTGAGAAGGAGTGCAACCCTTGCTTTAGGGTCTCCAGAGGATAATGATTTTATTAATCTTAAAAATGCAGAGGTTTTTCCAGAACGGAACTCATATGATCCAGATAAACCAGGTTGGGGATATATGTCTAATAATTCTATTGCTGCTGTCGTCGGTACAAAATATGAAGATTACGTAGATCTTATTGCAAGTAATGGAGAACCAGGGTTTATCTGGCTAGATGTGGCTCGTAACTATGGTCGCCTTGCAGATCCTGCAGATGGAAAAGATTATCGCGTTGCAGGATTCAACCCCTGCAGTGAACAGCCATTGGAGAGCAAAGAAACCTGCACCCTTGTAGAAGTGCATTTAAATCGTCATGAATCCAAAGAAGACTTCTTGCGTACACTAAAGTTTGCATATCTATATGGCAAAACCGTTACCTTAATGCCTACACACTGGCAAGACACAAACGCAGTTATGCAGAGAAACCGAAGAATTGGGACATCGTTAACTGGTGTTGCTTCCTTTGCTGATAACAACGGACTACCCATTCTACGTGAATGGATGGATGACGGATATAATAAGATTCGTCATTATGATAAACAATATTCAGAATGGCTCTGTGTTCGAGAATCAATTCGTGTAACTACCGTCAAACCATCGGGGTCTGTTTCTTTGCTTTCTGGTGCTACCCCGGGCGTACACTGGGGGCCAGGTGGTGATTTTTATCTTCGTGCAATTCGTTTTGGAAAACAAGACAACATGCTTCATCTGTTTAAGGCCGCGGGATATAAAATTGAAAACGATACCTATTCAGCAAATACATCCGTAGTATATTTTCCAATGAAATCAGAACATAAACGTGCTGAAAAGCAGGTAAGTTTATTTGAGAAAATTGGTCTTGCCGCTACTGCTCAAAAATATTGGTCTGATAATGGTGTTTCTGTTACCCTTTCATTTGATAAAGATACAGAGACAAAATATATTGCTCCAGTTCTACATATGTACGAGGGTCAACTAAAAGCAGCATCGTTCCTTCCAATGGGGAATAAAACCTATCCACAGCAACCATACACAGAGATTACAGAGAAAGAATATAACTCTTATCTGGGAAAGATCAAGAAGATTGATTGGTCTGCTATTTATGACGGGGTAGATAATCTAGATGCCGAGTCAGAAAAATACTGTACAACAGACTCCTGCCTGCTATAATAGGATGAAGGAGAACTATGCCAAACCCATCAAACCTCTATGCAGAAAAGGTATTTTCTGAACATCCTCTAGCTCTTTGGGCATTAGATGAGCAGGTTGACTATATAACTTTAATCTCAAATGCTCAACGGAATATTCAGAGTGTTTGGACAGTTACTGATGGAACTGCCTATGTTGGTACCGCCATAACTGGAGAACCACTTGTCAATAGTCCAACAACAATATTAAAGGGCAATGTTCCATCGGGAAGTACTAATGAAATAGTTTGTATTAGTCCCGATATTGTAAATTTTAGCAGCATGGATCAAGCGTTAGGTACTTTTTGTGTGGGAACTTATTTTTATTCCAATACCGCGTATTTAACCAGTGTCTCTATTGGATACGAATATACAGATACGACTACATCATCTATCGTGCAACAGATAAGAACCTTTGATACTTCAATTTTTAATGTCTGGAGTTTTGTTTCAGAAACATTTGAGATACCAAGAGAAAACACAAATTTAAGACTAGTTATTAAATTTAATACAACATCTGGCGGGGCAACAGCGAATGAATATGAAATACATACTAATGGATTAACCCTCGGTCAATGGTCAGAAGAATTTAATACGGGATCCCTAGGGGTTACAACTGGAACCGTGCCATCAGATGTTTCTTTATTTAGTGGTGAGGCTGCCGTTCCTGCAAGTGCATACGGCATTTCATCCGATATTGGTTATTACCTTACAGACGGTTACACCCTTTATGCAAAAAACAGGAGCCTACCACTAGTTTATGGTGCAAGCAATATTACAAAATTAGTGCCAAGATCTGAAGAGGTGTCCGGAGTAGTAACATATTTACCCTCTTTAATTATTCCTGGAAAAGGGGTTTTTAATAAAAAGGGACAATACAATAATTACACAGTAGAGTTTTGGGCAAGAATTAATTCAAATGCATCTACTCCAAAAAGGATATTTGGACCAATCTCATCAACAGATGGGCTTTATGTTGAGGGAGGATTCCTGACTCTAGTTGTTGGTAAAACCTATGCTTCCTATTTTGTTGGGGAATGGTTTAGACCAATGCTTATCCATATCTCAATAATAAAAGATTCAGCATCTGTTCTGATAAACGGAGAAGAAGTAATTTCTTTAAGCTTTACAACTTCATCCCTTATTCTGCCAGATGAACTAGATTCTGATGGTAAAAATCAGAACTGGCTAGGATTTTATAGTTATGATGATATAAACTCACTAGAGATTGACTGTGTTGGCCTATACTCTTATAAAATTCCAACAATTGTAGCAAAACGTAGATTCGTATATGGTCAGGGCGTTGGCTCTACTCAAGATATAGACTCCATTTATGGAGGATCCTCTGTTGTTATTGATTATCCGTTTGCAAATTATACTGCAAATTATTCTTATCCCGATTTTGCTCAATGGCAACAAGGAACATTTGATAACTTAGTAACAACCACTACATCCCTGGCAACACCAAAGTATAACTTGCCAGAAATATTTTTAAGTTCTGGAACCCTGCAAGAACTCTATGATGATAATCAGTCTATACAGTCGGGATTAAATAAATTTATATCATTCAAGCCAAATTCAACATGGAATACAAGACAAGCCTATTTTAACTTTCCAAAATTTAATATTATTAATGACAGTATTAGCTCTATTTATGGAGTATTTAGTTCCACAAATTTATCATCAGAGGAAACTCTTTTTAAAATATACAATAGTTTAAGCGGAAATTACTTTAGTGTACAAAAAAATGCTGACAAAATTCACTATTATTTATTTTACAACGGGGTACAAGAAGAAATATACACATCTGCAGCTATTTCTTCTGGACAAACATATGCTGCTGGAATCAATATCGACTCCCTGATAAGTTATTTTGGTGGAAATGTTGCGTCATTCTTTGGAAATCAAAATGGATTAAACATGTATGTTGCAGGAGAGACTAGCGACACTTATACCTTTACTGGCAAGATCTATTCCTTTGGAATATCAAGTAAACTTAATGCTGTAAAGACTGCAAGCTATTTTAATACCAATGGCACCATTATTTTAACAGAATCAACTAACATGCTTTCACATACAGCAAGCTATACTCTTTTACCAACGGAAGCCTATGAGAAATTCTTTTTAGATATTGGAATTTCAGGACACTGGGAAGACTATATGCCCCTTTCATATTTTGCCAAATACGTTGCAAATGACCTAGGAAATGAATTTTATGATTTAGACTTTTTACAGTTTAACGTTGGATATCCATCACCATCAAAACTTTTGCAGGGGGAAACCACATCCCCTTGGACATATAGAGATTTAGAGAATCAGTACAAAAGCCCTAGCTATAGAACCTATAATAAACTAGACAACACACTGCTTACTGGCTGGAACGATTACCAGGACATGGTGCAAAGATCATTAAAGCATCAGCAGTATGACACAGAAAATTCAAACGTTAGGACCTATATTACATTTCAGTATATTATAGACGGGGCAAACTTATTAGATAGTAGTTTTACAACAACTGTTGCAGCAGTGGAGGGATCAATAATTTTCATGGATGACTATCCAGACTGGCTTGTGACAAAGTTTGAAGTTGTAAATAATACATTAATTTACCCAAGGAGTGATATTGACTTTAATAGTCTTGCAATCGTTTATTCTATTGATTTTAACACTCGTAATACAGTTTCAAAAACTATTAATTTAAAAAGCTTACAGATTGCATCACAAGCGTTTAGTCAAAATTCGTTTAATAATGTTGGGACAAAGTTTGGTTTAGATATTTTCCCATATAAAAAATCTGGATTTTACTATGATTATAAATCAAAAAATCCATTTAGCATCTATAAGGGTAGCACCCCATATCTTTATATGACTAGGTATTCTGGAATTGAGATTCGTGGAGATGTTGACCCTACTATTAATCGGGGTATATCAATACCAATCAACAAATCCGTAGCCGACTATCACATTAGTGCAATTCAGATGTGGCTAAGATATGATCAAAATATTTTCCCTGGAGCAGAGATTGATCTATTTGAAATAAATTATAAAGGGGATACAATAAAGTTTTATATTGTGGCAGATAGTGAAAAAGGGACAAGGGGTAGAATCTTTTCAAGGTCTCTTTTAACGGGTAGTGAAATAAATGGAATGACATATTACTGGAACGGTAAATTAGTTAGAGAGCCAGTTTTAACTGCCAACGAATGGGGAGTCCTGGGTATATCTTTTGCGACTTCTTTAAATTTTGATTCCTATCTTGGAGCAATAAATCTCAATGGTCCAGCAGTTTTTAATAATATATCTTATTATCAATCCAATAACTTACAACAGGCACAGACTTTTCTTGTCAGGCCGTGGACAAAAATAAAGCAGGATGGAGCATCTGCACATGACTGGCAGTATTGGGACAATAACTTTTCTTGGCATGGCGTGCTGGTTGTGTCGTCATTTGATCTATATGGGGTGTACATTGTAGATGTTTATAATACGTACCTTGGGACTAATAAGATTATCATTGATGATTCGGAAGGTATGATTCTCGATGCCGAAAAACTTACGCTCTATACTGAAGCAAGTTGGAAAATCTCTGTTAATACTCCCGTATAGCATGGTATACTGGTGGTTATGGATTCACTAATTAGCCCAAAAACTGGTAAGCCACTTGTAAATAATGTACGTAGACAGGTTATAGATAAGCATTATAACTGGGGTCTGTATGTATACAAGCGCTCAACGGGTGCATGGTTTACAGACGGGGAAGGTGGGGTCTTAAACATTCCATCCGACAGGGGCGATATATCAAAAATTGCGGAACTGAAAAAGATCGCCATACATAATGGTGATGATGGACTAGGTACGGCAGTATTTGTTCCTGGATTGACAAGAATTTCAGATGAAGATCACTCAGAACAAAAAGACAGAATGAGACAGGGCCTTATCCCGTCAATGAATGATTTAGGCGCGTGGCAAGCAGCAAAAGATACTCAAGACCTATATGGAAGTGAAGATTAATGGAACACGAGAATGTATCAGCGTCATTAAATACAATACCAGAAAAAGAAGATATTTTTAAATCTCAAGACCCATTTAATAAAACATGGGATGAACTAAAAGATTTACGGGGTACAGATTTAAACTTTAAGCGCCGCGCTGCAAGAATGTCAAAAGCAATAAACCCACAATCTGCTGCGTACCTTGATTCTGCAAACGCAGATCCCTCTGGTGTTGATGAGTCTGGCTCAAAGCAAATTAATCCTGGGGCAGTTTATAGAAATGGGTACGGTCTCTTTGATGTTATAACACCACCGTATAACATGTATGAGCTTGCTAACTTTTATGATACATCATTTGCTAATCACGCGGCAATTGACGCTAAGGTGGCAAACGTTGTTGGCCTCGGATACCGACTTGACGTAACAGATCGAACAATCCTAAGCCTTGAATCAAGGGACGACAGTTCTGCAGTAAGTAAAGCACGTAAACGTATTGAGAGAATGAAAATAGAATTGCAGGACTGGATTGAATCATTAAACGATGATGATAGCTTTACAAAAACAATGGAAAAGGTTTATACAGATCTTCAGTCAACTGGAAATGGTTTTATTGAAGTTGGTCGCACCGTAAGAGGAGAAATTGGATACCTTGGTCATATACCAGCAACAACAGTTCGTGTTCGTAGACTAAAGGATGGCTTCGTACAAATTATTGGGTCAGCAATTGTTTATTTTAAAAACTTTGCGGCAAAGAATAAAAACCCATTAACATCAGACTCAAGACCAAATGAAATTATTCACATAAAGGAATACTCTCCATTAAACACATTTTATGGGGTTCCAGATATCGTTGCCGCTATGCCATCTCTTATTGGAGACAAGCTTGCGTCTCAGTACAACATTGATTACTTTGAAAACAAGGCAGTTCCACGCTACATTATTACGCTCAAAGGAGCAAAGCTTTCTTCAGATGCCGAAGATAAGATGTTCAGGTTCCTTCAAACTGGCCTAAAGTCTCAATCACACAGAACCCTCTATATCCCACTTCCTGGAGATAATGATCAGAATAAAGTTGAGTTCAAGATGGAGCCAATTGAGAGCGGTATTCAGGATGGATCATTTAAAGAGTATCGTAAACAGAATCGTGATGATATTTTAATTGCCCACCAGGTTCCAATTTCTAAACTAGGGGGCTCAGAATCTTCAGCGATAGCTGCATCAATTGCTCAAGATCGTACATTTAAAGAGCAAGTCTCTCGTCCAGCACAACAGTATTTAGAGAAAATTATTAACAAAATCATCAAAGAAAAGACAGATGTTCTTCAATTTAAGTTCAATGAACTAACATTAACTGATGAAATTGCACAGTCTCAAATCATTGAAAGGTTTGTAAAGACTCAAGTTATCACACCAAATGAGGCTCGTGACATGATTGATTTGCCACAACGACAAGGTGGGGATGAGGTGTTCGTGCTGTCTCCAAAAAATGCGACAGATGCGACAGCAGATTTGGCTGGGAATAGGGCCAGAGATACAGCAAGAACAAACAGTCAATCTGACGGTCCTGCAACCACTACTGGACGAAATCCAAAGGGTGAAGGACGAGCGTCTCAATAATTGAGAAAAGTTAAAAAAGTTTGGTATAATAGTATCGTTATGATTATAAATAAAGCACATTGGACCGTTACTGGCGACGAACTTCGCTTATCAATGCCCTTTGGAAAGATAGACAAAGAGCGCAGAATCGTGTCTGGTTTTGCCTCCCTTGACAACCTTGACAAGCAAATGGACATAGTAACAACAGAAGCATCCATGACAGCATTCGCAAAATTTCGAGGCAATGTGAGAGAGATGCACCAGCCATCAGCAGTTGGTAAAATGGTGTCATTCAAAGAAGAAAAGTATTTTGACCCAAAAACAAAGACATTTTATAAAGGTGTTTATGTCTCTACTTATATTTCAAAAGGCGCCCAAGATGCTTGGGAAAAAGTTCTTGATGGAACATACACCGGATTCTCAATCGGTGGAAAAATGAATAAGTGGGATGATGCTTTTGATGAAAAGCTTGATGCACAAATTAGAATTATTAAAGAATATGACCTGATTGAATTATCATTAGTTGATAGCCCAGCAAATCAGTTTGCAAATATTATGTCAGTTGAAAAAGTTGACGGGATAGACATATTCAAAGGATCAGCAATTGACACACAGATAGAAAACGTATTCTGGGATGAAGATTCTGGAATAGTTTTAGTCTCTGAAGAAGAGACAAAAGAAAGTCCAACTACGGGCAATCAAATGAAAAATATAGGGTTTGTTGAAAAAGATGATGCTACAAAAACAGATATGATAAAGTTCTTAGTTGATAGTGCCAAAGGCATTAAGACAATTAAGATTACAAAGGAGGATAATCCTATGACAAAAGATACAGAAGCAGTTGCAGATGTTATTGAAACACCTGTTGTTGCGGAAATAGAAAAATCAGAGGTTACTCCAGAGGCACAGCCTGAAGTTATAGCGGAAGCCACAGTAGATGTGGTTACAGAAATAACTAAGGATGATAGTGCTACATCTTCGCTAGAAGATGCAACACAGAATGTCGAGCCTGCTTCACCTGAAGCAGAGAAGTCTGATAAAGTAATTGTTGATTCAATTACAGAAATCAAAGATTCTGTTACTAATGCCTTTGGCGATATAGCAATAGCTCTTAAATCACTTAGTGATGAAGTAGCTACATTAAAGAAATCCCTTGCAGAAGTTTTATCTGATGTAAATCAGGTTAAGGGTAATTTCGATGAATTTGGGAAGCGAGTAGATGCCGTAGAGCATGATACTGCTTTCCGCAAGTCTGGCGATCTAGGCGAGATCGTTCAGGAGTCACCAACAGTGATTCGTAAATCCCTATGGGGCGGACGTTTCCTCACAAATTCCGACCTGTTTAACTAACATAAATCACTAGGAGGTGAACAATATGTCAGAAAAAGAAATCGTAAAGAACTACCCTAGTGCATCCGCGCCAGCAAGCGATATCAACGCAGAAGGTGCATTAGTATCCGGAGGTGTTGGTGGAGCAACGGCACGTGACGTAGCAGGTAATCTTTCACCCGCAACATCATTAGGTAACATTGCTACAGCCAACTTCGGCGTAACAAATGGAGCTAATGCTGTAAATCCAACTGGAACACCAGGTGGTATTCTTGCTCCTGAGCAGGCTCGCCGCTTCATTGATTATGTTTGGGACGCAACAGTTCTAGCTAAAGATGGACGTAGAGTTACAATGAAAGCAAACACAATGGAGATCGAAAAGGTCAACGTTGGAGAGCGTGTCATTCGTGCAGCAGCACAAGGAAGTCCTACATATACAAATGCAGGAGCAACTTTCACAAAAGTAGAACTTACAACCAAAAAGATTCGTCTTGACTGGGAAGTATCTACTGAATCACTAGAAGACAATATTGAAGGAAATGCACTTGAAGATCATTTAGTTCGCTTAATGACCAATGCTTTCGGTAACGATATTGAAGACCTTGCCATCAATGGTGACGGTGCAACTGGTGATTTCCTTTCAATCATGAAGGGCTTTGTTCCACAGATTAGAAGCATTGCAGGATCAGATGCACACCAATCAGTTGTAACAGTCTCAGGCGATGCTTGGACACCAACCGTGATGCAAGATATCATTCTTGCTATGCCACGTAAGTATCGTGCAATTAAAAGCAACCTAAAGTTCTATGCTGGTACAGATGTATTCCAAGGAATCGTTAAAAATAACGGAACTCTTGCAGATGCAATCTCAGAAGCATTAGGATCAAACGCTGGTAGCTCAGGTACATTTGCAGGTCGTGAAAATTACCTGTCCGGAATGAACCAAACACTAGGCGGAGCACGTACAACTCGCGTACTCGGCATTGATGTTATGGAAGTTCCTTACTACCCAGATGGTTATATTGACCTAACATTCCCAGACAACCGTGTTTGGGGATTCCAACGTGATATTACTGTAAACCGTGAATACAAGCCAAAGAAAGACACAGTAGAATATACTGTCTTTATTCGTTTTGGTATTCAATGGGAAGAATTGGATGCAGTTGCTTACGCAGATGCAGACTCTGTATCAGGTTAATCCCTAGATAAAATTTGTAGGGAGGGTAGCCTAAAAACTACCCTCCTTATTCATAGTCTGATATAATGGCATAGGAGGATTATATGTCACTAATAGAAGATTTAAATAGTAAAACAGTTTTTGAGTTAAAGTCTTATGCAAAGAAAAATGGCATTGACATTTATGGGGTATCAAAAAAGGTAGATATTTTAGAGATTATCTTTAATTTTGTTCCAAAAGAAACAAACGAACTAGTTGTAGAAAAATCAAAACCAGCAGAGAAAGTAAAGAAAGAAACAGTTGCTTTGTTTGCAGTTAGAAATATCCATAGAGGTGGTTTTGGATCATTAACTAGGGGGTATAATATTGTTACTAAGGAGGCATCCGAAAAATGGATTGGTCACGAGGCAGTTCGTATTGCAAGCCCTCAAGAAGTTGCCACTCATTACGGTAAATAAATATGAGAACCTTACGTAAACCACCCTATCCGATAACGATATCTTATGTTGTTCCAACAGCAAGTTCAGCCTACTATCTAGTCATTGAAAATCCAGGTGACCAGACAGAGACAGAGGTTTATCTAACATCGACTAGCACTTCAAAAGTCACTTATGACCTAGATGATGATTTTGTAAGATATGACAGGTCGTATGCCATAACCATATATGAGTCACACATTACAAGTGATGGCCATGAACGTGGAGATATTGTAGTAGAAGATAACCTAGATGTTTCTCGTCCTTATTTAGATCCAGCGTCTCTTGGAACTACCGCCACAGAAATTACAGAGTATACAGGGTATGAAGCTTTGGCTAGGGCAATCATTGATTCACTTACGGGTGGATTCTATTATAGAAAAACATGGATTGAAGTAACGGGGCAAGGTACAGACTATCTGCCACTATGGGTAAAAGCCTATAGAATTTTAAAAGTATATGAAAGTTCTGAATTGGTTTATAATTCGTTAGCAACCCCACATAGCCTTGGGTCCTGGGAATACTTAATTACAAAAGATAAATCAGCAATCATTAAAGATCCAGTAACTGCTACAACTTCTTTTGACCGTTCAGAACGTAAACCAGCAACTATACCATTTGCAGCATCAGACTCAATAGGATTTTTTGACACAGGTGATAGTGGAAACTTCCAGAGCCTAACTTCTGGAGTAACATTTGGACAGGGAACAGACTATATTCTTCTTTTAGAGACTGGACACAAGGTTGTTCCTTATGATATTCAAGATGCAACAAAAATGCTTATTGATGATATTAAATGTGGAAAACTAGATTATTACAAACGGTATATAAAAAATTATCAAACCGACCAATTTAAAATTGAATATGATCCAAGAATGATTCAAGGTACAGGAAACATCATAGTAGACAAGATTCTATCTAAGTACATAAGCCCAATCACACGCCCTGGAATTTTATAATGAGTAACTGTGAAGACACAGATTTCATGTATCCAATGATGGCAGATGTCTATTATCCAATTGTTGAACAAGGTGCGTATGG